ACATAACCAAGAAAATTTATTTTTTTTATTTATTTTTCTTATTACTAATTTACCATTGTTAGCTTCAATTATTAAATCTAACATACCTGGTAATAGTCTTTTTAATATAGGGTCCCATAATTCATCGTCTCCGGGACTATCCGTAATATCAATAAGATGTTCAAGCATTTTAATAATGAGTTTCTTTTTTTGTTCTACATTGAGAGTTTTATAGAGGTTTGCTTGTAACATAAGTTGTGGAATAATTTCGTGTAAATTATCAATTGATAAATTCGCCATATCGTCCGCAATAATTTCAATCAGTGATTTTTGTTCGTGTGAAAGTGTACCTGCCATATATATATATATAACTATATATATCTCGTAATATCTCGTAATATCTCGTATATTAAAAAAATTATCTATTTACTTAATATAAATGGGCGATATAAGTAATTTCAGTTATACAGCAATACTGCTCATTGTATTTATTATATTTATTTATTTCATTCAACCTATTTACGCAAAGACATATGATTCTAAAGAAGAAGAAGATGCCTACAAGAAAATCAGTAGGTTTGCTTTACCAACTATATCCGTATTATGTTTTTTTATTAGTACATACTTCGTAGCATCTATTATTCAAGATGGTAATTATGAATTTGCTGGTATTTACTACATGATATTGATTTGTGTTATATTCACTATATTAAATAATACCGTATTGTCGAACGATAAAATAAGAAAATATATCAAAGGTAAAAAATTCAGTTCCACCGGATTAATAATGGCTTTAGGTGTCGGTTCAATTGTATTCGGGTTTCTCGACAATTTTGGTTTAAAACTAGGAACCGATGCTTTGGATACCAGTTTCTTGAATATCTTTTTGGGACCGTTTTCAGTTCATAACAAATTCACCCAACATCAAGAGAATATTGCCAAAAATATCACCATTTTAAATACCTGGTCTGGAAGTAAATGGCGGTCAGTTATTAATCAATTACTTCGGTTCAATAAAGAAGTTAAATCATTGAAATCACGAAACATTACAGGGTTCGGTGATTTCATTGAAGATTTAGACTTTTTCTTAGATGCTGAAAAAGGGGGTGGTCCATTAATGATACCCGAAGAAATATTGGCACAAGGAAGAGAAACTACCCGTGTATATGTACGAAATATTAAAGACAAATACGATTTAATTGATGGTTCTAAGAATATGATGGGAAATACCTTCTCAGATTTCATAGGAGCAATATTAGGAGCGGCTATTATTAATTTGTTTATGTATACAACCGCATACGATGGTTTCATAACTGGGGATGACGAAGTCGACGAATCTTTCTGGGTGAAAAAATATAATTCCTATATGCCATTTTTTGAGGCAATATGTATGGCTATTGGTTGCTTATTACCCGTATTTATAAATATAGGTATGACACGTAGTGATACAAATAATAATAAGAAATACGCATGGTTGATTGTGGGAATTATTACACTAACGATAGTAGTATTAATGTATATTAGTGTAAAGGGTGTTAAAAATCTTAACCATAATGAAAAGGTAAATTCAATGAAGAAAACTATTAAAGATTTACAGGACAGATTGGATATAAATGGTGAAAATGAAAACGAATTAAACCAGAAAATCGATGATTTTGTAGGTTCTCTAAAATAAGATTATCTTTAATTATATTAATATGTATGAAAATATAATAGTGTTCTTAATAGTGGCAATATTTGTATGTTTCATTTTATATAGAAGAAACCAGGAAAATTTCGACAATGAATCAAGAGTAATATTGTTTTATGCTCCTTGGTGTAGTTATTCGCAAAATTTCCTAACTATATGGAAACAGTTACTTAAAAATAAGAAAACGTTCAATGACAATGTTCATTTTATAGAAGTTAATATAGATATAAATCCGGATAAAGCAAAATTATACAATGTTAAACATATTCCAATTGTGTTTATTGAGAAAAATAAAGAAATAAAGAAAATACCCAAGTCTCACCTTGTGTCGTATACCAAACTCAATAATTATATTATTCAAGCATTGTAGTATTGTGAATTATAATATCTCGCACAGTATATTCTTTATGAGTCAATATTGATTCAATCGCATCAATCAACGCACTACAATTATTTTTATTTTTATTATCTTTCATTTCTTTCAAAATATTGAAAATAATATTTATTTCATTCTCTGACCATAGTTCTCGCAATTCTTTGAAAATTTTATTATCCTTCTGTTCAATATTATCTATCACGGGTTCTTTTTTAATTTCTTTGTTTTGGTAGTGTTTATTTATATAATCACGATAATGTTCCAATGAATGGGTTATTAATGAATTATACGTATATGACCGTTCTAATCTATTTATACCTTGCTCACTCAATTTAAAAATGTATTCTATTTTAGTGTCTATATAATCATACCACAATAGGGCCTTTTTAATCGGTTGAAACAAATTATGAAGGTCTTCTCGGTTATCCCCTTGCGACCATCGTATAGTTCCTTGTAATATACAGGGTTCATGATACGATATTTTGTTATGAGCGAAACTAATTTTAGTTCCATTTGGTTTGAAATTTAAGATTGCTAAACGCACCATACATGAAAAAGGGTCTAATATAGCATTTTTCTCGGTATTTGTCTTAAAAATAAGACCGAATAGTTTTTTAGTATTTGTTGAAATGAATTCTGACCACATAATTAGATATATGGTATTATTTTTTTAAATTAAAAAAATTTGAATTTAAACAATAAAATATTTATATTATATATTTTATATTATTAAACATGATTGTACCAGTTAGATGTTGGACATGCGGCAAAGTGTTGGCAAACAAATATGAAACCTATAAAGAAAAAGTATTGAAACATACGAAAGGCGAAACTACGTCTGAAACTATTATTGATATTAACAATATTAAGAAAACTCCCGAAGGTAAAGCTTTGGATGAATTGGGATTGAAACGTTATTGTTGTAGAAACGTTATGCTTTCACATACTGAACTTATTGATATTATTTAACCCAAAAATTATAGAATACTTTATAAAAAAAAAAACAAGTATAATTATAATATGATAAACAATGAATTACTATTACCATTATGTTTTTTTTTATTATTGGTATTCATTAACGGAAAAAATTTCTATGGATTTATGATACTTTTAACCGGATTAGCTGTTGTTTCCAAATTAAAAAATCCTAAAATTGCTATAGTATTTGTATTATTATGGGCAATTTTATTTTCTTCTAATAAGTCTAGTGAATATTTCCAAAATACACCTACTACGGATAATAATATACCAACCATTGGACCTTCAGTCGGGGCTACAGACATTAGTGATAATACATTATTACCACTTAGATTGAAAATCAAGAATCAATCCAAAACATATAATCTCAATATGGACCGAAACAATTTATTCAGTGATATTTATAAACAGTTGGAGGCTGTTTCAGGAATGGATTTAACAAAGTATAAAATTGGTCTCGAAATGAAATCCGAATCCGGTGACACTTTAATGTATTATAAAGCAACCAATAATCAAACTATTAATTCTTATAATGAAAGTGCTATGAAAGAAAACAGGGAAGCGAAAGAGAATATAATTGAAAATACTATTATAGAAGAATCGCTCATGCAAAAATACAAATTTAGAGTTATGTATCCAATACCACTAATTGAAAATAATAGTACATTAGAATTTTCATTAAAAACCGAATTAGACCAATTAATTTTCGTCTTCAAAAACCTCACCTTAGTATTTGATAATGACAGTATTCGTAATTTGTTGGCAATTCAAAAGATAACAACACCCAGTTTATTGACTCAAATCGATTCTAGTTCAAATGATTTAATTGTTTCATTAAACCCAGACGATTATAGAAAAATAAGAAACTATGGTTATATTTATCCTATACCTGGATTTAGTATGGAAGCAATAATTACGATTATTAAACAAAATCCACAATTAGACTTAAGTTCTAAAGAAACAACCATACAGCAATTAAATGCGATTAAGGGATCTTTTAGTAATCTTCAAAAAGAAGGACTTGAATTTTATAAGAATCCACTCATTATTAATGCTAAATATTATGAACTACTCAATATACTAGAATTTAATAAATTATTTAATGTAAATAGTGTAAATGATATACAAGAGGTTGAATTAAAGAAAGAAATCGATTATATGGTCATACTTTTTAAACTAAATAATGTATTAACTAGTATTGAACTTAATACGGATGACGAATCTTGGAAATTAAAATCATTACAGAGATTATCAGTAAATTTTGACCAATATTTCGGAAGTACGAATGAAATCTTATTAAAATACGATGTTAAAACTAAAATAACAAAAAAATTATTTAATAAGAAAATAGAACTTGATAAAAACCTATTAGTTGATTTTGATTTAATTAATTTATCGAATAAAATTAATCAACAAGCCCAATTAGAAAGTAAACTATATGAAACCGAAGTAGAAAAACAGCAACAGGTAGAATTCGAAAAAATAGAGAACTTAAATAAAGTTGGAAACATATACGAACAACAGAAAAACCGGAATCCCGAACTTGTAGAAATTAATAAAATAGAAAAGGAATTCGCCAATATTGGATTAGATATAGTTAATGATATTATTAATCTTTTTGGTAATTTCGGAGAAGAAAATTTTAAAAACTATATTGAATTTAGTGATTATGAAGTAGAAGAAAATACAAATAAATACGTATTACACAAATATCTTTATTATTTCAAACAAATTATAATAATAGTAACCAAAGACGGACGCATGTTTTATGTTGGTTTAATGTTTATGGTTATTTCCTTACTATTGTATTTTATTGAAAGTTCAAAATAATATTTAAATATTTTTTTATAGTTTATATATTAATGAACGACACTTGGGAAATAGTTTATAATTATTTTAGAAACACGAAGAATTATCTTACCAATCATCATCTTGATTCATTCAATAATTTCATTGAAGAAAAAATTCCACAGACTTTTCAACAATACAATCCTCAGTATATTTACAAGGAATTTTCAAAGGAATTAAATGATTACAAGTATACAACCAAAATATATTATGGTGGTAAAAATGGCGATGAAATCTTTATTAGCAAACCCGTTGCTTTTAAAGACGATAAAATAAGTCAGTTATATCCCAACGAAGCTCGTTTGCGTAATTTGTCTTATGCTTCTAGTATATTCTGTAATGTGTATGTAGAATATACCGTGTATATGTCCGACGAAGAAAGTGAACCCGAAGTTTTCACCAAAACATTTGAGAAAGTTAATTTAGGTAAAATACCAGTTATGTTGCAGTCCCATTTATGTGTCACACATGGAACTACTCCGGAATTATTAAAACAAATGGGAGAGTGTCCTTATGACCAAGGTGGGTATTTTATTATAGAAGGTTCTGAAAAAGTCATAGTTTCACATGAAAGAAAAGCCGAAAACAAATTGTATATTGTTAAATCCATTGATGAAATGTATAGTTTCAGTGCCCAAATTAAATCGGTTCCGAATGATAGTTTCAAATACGCACGCACGACCGCCATAAATATTAATAATACAAATGATAAAATCACTATACGATTACCTATGATTCACGCACAAATACCACTTTTTGTTTTGTTTCGTTTGTTGGGCATACGATCAGATAAAGAAATTATGGAACATATCCTATATGAATTAGATAGTAAAAAAGCTAAGTTATTCATGGAACACTTACGACCTTCCTTAGAAGATAGTGTATACGTCAAAGACCAAGTAACCGCGATTAAATTTCTTACCCAATTAACCCAGGGAAAAACGACAAGTCATTTGCTGGATAATATTTCCACGGACTTGTTCCCTCATGTAGGTGACAATTTTACCCATAAAGCATTTTATTTAGGATATGTCGTCAATAAATTACTCGAAGTGAAATTGGGAATTCGTGATCCTACAGATCGTGATAGTTTTGAATTCAAGCGTGTGGATTTATCGGGATTCTTATTAGCTAACTTGTTTCGCGAAAGTTTCAAACAATTACAACGTGATATTAGAATCACTATTGATAGTGAATATCGCTTTAACAGTAGCGAATACCAAAACACTAAATTTGCCAATATAATTAATACAGCCAACTATAATAAGATTTTTAACTTTAAAGTCATTACCGATGCTTTCAACAAAGCCTTTAAAATTGGTACTATATTAAATAAAAAAGGTCTTATACAATCTATGAACCGCCTTTCTTGGCCTGGAACCATGTCCCATTTACGTAGAATAAATACACTTGGAGATATGATTATGATGGGACAAAGAAAATTACATGGAACACAATATGGTATGATTTGTCCAGCCGAAACTCCCGATGGTGGAAATATCGGTATTAAAAAACATATGTCTACTATGTGCCAGATTACTTTCGGATGTAGTCCCACGCCAATTATTGATATGTTAGAAGACCTCGGGGTAATTCCTCTTGAATATCTCACTCCTAGTTATGTTTTTAATAAAGTGAAAGTATTTGTCAATGGTAAATGGGTAGGTATTCATGGAAACCCTCTCGAATTGTTTGATACATTACAAACATATAAACGTAATTCACTCATCAATATATTTACATCTATTAGTTTTGACTATCAAAATTTTGAAATTAAAATATTAACCGACGGTGGACGTCTATGCCGTCCAGTAGCCATTGTTGAAGATAATAAAAGTCTCATTTCAAGTGATCATATAAAAAATGCTAAAGACGACACACTAAAGTGGGACCGTTTAGTAGCCGGCAACACAAATATAGATTTCAATAAATACGATTGTAGTTATAAAAAACCAAAAGAAAATATGGAAACATTAAAGAAAAATCGTGGTGTTATCGAATACTTGGATGTAGATGAAATAAATGGAACCCTACTGGCAAACGAACCAAGTGACCTAACCAATGAAAATGTTAATTATACACATATAGAACTCCATCCATCATTGATTTTAGGAACACTTGGTTTTACATTACCCTATTGTAATAGTAGTCAAGCGCCTAGAAATGTCTATGGTACGGGTCAAACAAAACAATCTGTCGGTATATATGCCAGTAATTTCCGTAATCGTATGGATGGAACTTCTAATGTTTTGAGTTATCCACAGAAACCCTTAGTATCCACTAAACTTAGTGACTATGTTTTCAGTAACCAACTCCCAACCGGTGTTAACGCCATTGTTGCCATTGGTTGCTATAGTGGTTATAATCAAGAAGATAGTATTATTATAAATAAGACATCGATTGAACGTGGATTATTTAATGGTTTCACATTCAAAACGTTTGAAGCGGAAGAACGATATGATACTAAAGATAACGTCGAACATATTATAGGTAAAAATCCCGATGAAACTAAACTTAAAAAGGAATATAACTACAGTCAGCTTAATAGTGATGGTGTGGTAGAAGAAGGTACATTTGTTAATGGTAATGACATTTTGATTAGTAAATACATTAAAAATGACGATGACACTTTTGATGATAGTGTTGGATTAAAAGCGGATGTTGATGGTGTTGTAGATAAAGTGTTTATTGACTACATGAACACCCATAAACACCGCATATGTAAAGTACGAATTTCGAACAAACGTAATCCAGCATTAGGAGATAAATTTGCTAGCAGACACGGACAGAAAGGAACAATCGGTATGGTATTAAGACAAGAAGATATGCCTTTCACAAAAGACGGTATTTGTCCAGATTTAATTGTCAATCCACATGCTTTTCCAAGTCGTATGACATTGGGACAATTCATTGAAGTAATTCAAGGTAAAGTATGTTGTGATATGGGATTCTTTGCGGACTCGACACCCTTTAATCATATTTATAGCGAAGACATTTCTGAAATGTTAGAGAAGAAATGTGGTTTCGCTAAACATGGTGATGAAGTATTATATGGTGGTATTTTCGGTAATCAGCTAGAAACCAAATTATTTATTGGTCCGACATATTACCAACGCCTAAAACATATGGTAAAAGATAAAGTAAATTCACGTAATACGGGTAAATATACATTGAAAAACAAACAGCCACCATCGGGTAGATCAGCTGGAGGTGGATTACGTATAGGTGAGATGGAACGCGATGCCATATTATCTCACGGTATGATGGGATTTCTTAAAGAATCTATGTTTGAACGTAGTGATAAGTATGAATATCATATTTCAGATACAAGCGGTATGATAGCAATAGCTAATAGAGACCAAAACAAATTTATTGACCCTAGTGCTAGCGGTCCATTGGAATTTGATAAGGACTTAAATCTGTTGAATTATAATTCACAAAATGCGGAAGTTGTTCCTATAAGAGTTCCGTATAATACAAAAATGCTTACACAAGAGTGTGAGGCAATGGGTATATGTATGCGTTTAATTCCACGCGAAGATGCTTCTTATAAACCATTAGAAATGGGAGAAAAAACATTCGAACCACAGTTTAAACCCAAACCAACCTATAAACCGAAAACAAATCGTGTATCATATGATAAGGTTCAGGTTCCATCGATTAAACCAAGTGGTATCGTTACGGAGGAATATTATAAGAAACAATTAATGACACCACTAACAGAGTTCGAATTGAATAAATTCATCGATAAATTAAAAGATTCCAATGAAACTTCTAAGGAACAATTACGTAGCGAAAATAAATTAATAGTAACTAAATTAGAAAATAACCAATATTTAGTTAGCGAAGAAGTCAATCCAAGTTTTGAAACCATTTCTGTTAATCTGGTTGAAAATTACGGCGAATTATTAGTAGGGGATAAAATAGATGCGTCTAGCTTACTTGAAACACAATATCCAAGCCACAATTTTAGCTATTATGACTACGAACCTAAAAGCCCGGAATACGTACCAGAAAGTCCGGAATACAGGCCTACTAGTCCATCCGAACCAGTTCCAACTTTCGGATATAATAGTCCGGTATATAAACCAGATGCTACTTTCGAACCAAGGAGCCCGTCGTATGATCCACAGAGCCCGTCATTCGGACCAAGGACTCCTCCGTCATTCGAACCAAGGACTCCCCCGTCATTCGGTTATAATAGTCCCGTATATGTTCCCGACAGTGAACCATCTTTCCCAGCGCTGGTTCCTGTTCCGGAACGACCTTTGAGTCCAGTTCCACAAGAAAAGGCAATTATTAACTTATTACCAGCGGTCAATGAACCATTTATTCCACAAGAACCACCTTTATTAAAGACGGATGAACTTACTAATATTAATCTCGATAAATACTTTGACGATGACTATAATCAAGACCCAAGTGAGGATTATGCTCCGGTTAGTCCAGAGTATCATCCGGATGGAACATTTGGACCAGAACCACCAGGTGAAAGAACAAAGGGCTATGAATCAGCCGAAGATGGTACAACTAGAATATTCAAATTAGATTTACCCGAAACTATGCCAAGTATTGAAGATCTGGAATCTACATCGGACCCTATGAAATCGGATTTCGACATGGCACTTGAAGACGCAGAATTGGATTTCGATAATATCCCTGAAATATAATTGTCGTATTATATTGTTAAATTTATTCTTATTTTTTTTTAATTATGACTTCTAAAAAATATTATTCGTTTAATGATTATTTAGATATAATGAATATAGATGATTCCAATATATACACTTGCGATATTCAATCGTATATAAATAATCCCAACTATAATTTCATCTATAATAAATTGTTGGTTTCACAATCCCAAAACATACCCTGCGCCCCCCTTGGAATTTATCCCACAACATATCCGGTAATATTTAAACCAATATATAACCTACACGGTATGAGCAGAAGTTTCTACAAAATACATAATGATGAAGAATATGATACTTGTTTTAAAGATGGATTGTTTTGGCAAGAATATTTCCCAGGACCACAAGTTAATTTAGATGTAGTTTACAATAAAGATAAAATAGTCTTCTATTCTGCTCTACAATCAATATCTGGAAATCAAGGTTCATTTAAGAGTCACGAGACACTTATAGATTATGTTATCCCTAGTAAAATAGAAAACTGGATTCATACATATTTAAAAGGCTATAAGGGTTGTTTAAATATTGAAATAATCGATGGAAATATAATAGAATGTCATTTGCGACTCAATGGCGATTTTCATTTATATAATCCGGAATTTGTTGGCAATTTATATGAATTCTTTCGCGGAAACATTGATACTATTAATTATAACGTTCCATATACTTGTATGTTTCCTTTATTTATACATAGAAACCTAATCAATAGTTTAAAAACTAACAGTGAAAAATTCACACAGTTTTTAATGAAAAATTCCAAGGTTATTACATTTTATTATGACAATCTAGATTCCATACAACAATCCCATTTATTACGCGCCATGATGATAGAAGTAAATGATTATTCTCACGGTGAAAAGATCATAGAATTATTTCAGAAAACACTAAATGAATAATCACTAATAGTGATATATATATATATTCTCATTTATATATTATATATATAATGGGAAGTTCAAGCAAAGATAAATGCTCTTGTAAAAGAAATAAAAACAATCAAATGGTATGTGGAAGTGGATGTATCAATAGTGGCGAAAGTTGTAAAAAACCAACCGATTGTAAATCACCTAAAAAGGTAAAGGTAAACGTATCTCTCGGTAATTCTAAAAACAAGACCAAAAAAGTCAATGTAGTTATGAAGGGGAAGGAATCATCGAAAAGGACACTAAAGGGAGGAAAAACAAAGAAAGCACGATTTAACTACGGTAAAATGACCAATCTCATATCGCGTAAAAAGGCTAAAGAAATTGGCGCCGTTCACGGAATACCAAGCGTAAGTGAAAAAGACTCAAAGGGTAATGTTTTAAGTGTAACCTGGAATAATATTGAAGGACATCATAGCGTAACTGTGTATAATGATATCTATAGAAAATGGCACCCTCATCCAGCGGAAGTATATGTTGTAACACGTAGATTAATAAAAGTCCCCGACCATTTAATGGGTCCATTGAAATACGCCAGTGAAACTATTAATATTGAACAATTACGCGCAAATAAAGAAGAAAATTTCCGCTATGGTAAATCTGGCAAAAAGGGACATTCACTTGTTACTGGTTCGTGTGCGTCAATAAGCATCTCGGCAATTACTTTGAAATTTGTAGAAGATATGTGTAAAAAATACAAAGAACCGGTGACTAATCCCTATAAATTATTCAAAGAATTCCGCGATACATACGACGAGCGTGTAACAAACTATCTCCACGGAAAAGGAATGAAACCAAGAATTCCTTGGTATCCTAATATATTAGAAAAAGACGTAGAAAATAAGGTAATCGTCGAAGAAAAATAAAATATTATTATAATCATGAGTATGGCACAAGTAAATCTTCAGCACATATTTTTAGTTGGTCCATTATTGTTTTATATTGGAACCCAAAAAGAGAATACCCCAAAATGGGCGTTCATTTCACTAGCAACATTAACAGCAATGATTCCATTTATTGTTTCATATAATTATTCCAGTTTATCGTATAGAGCAATTGTTAATGCTAGTCACTATTTATTTTGGATACCGTTATTCGGATATATAGCATACGCAGGATTAAATAAACGTCTGGGAGTCTATATCTACCCATTATTACAATTACTGGGATTAAGTGCGATTACGATCCATCTTTTCCTTTTTTCACAGAAAATGAATTGGGTAGATTAATATGGTTATTAATATGGTTATTAATATGGTTATTAATATATTATAGAGCAATTCGGAATCCAATATATTGGTTAGCACAATCGGGGTATTGAGCATTTCTATAAGACGGGTAAGCCAATTCTTTCGCAGTACACCACGAAGCCCCGCGACAAACCCGTTTAAAACCGAAAAATGGATAACTCATTTCACGATATAATGGGTCTATCACAAAACCATCGTATGGATATATGGTTTCTTGACACCATTCATAGTTACTACCCATTAATTCATTAATATTGTCTTCATTTGTATATTTTTCATTATATTCAACTATATATTGATTTCTATAATCTATATTCAGGTCTTCATAGTTAATAGGTGATTTTTTCGCCATATATTCCCATTCATCTTCGTAAAGCATACGGCATTGCTTCCAATTTGCGTAGGCTTCGGCTTCATACCAGGATACATTAATTACAGGATAATTATAAAGACATTCAATGGGAATTAATTGGTCAAAATAATTAATAGTAAAACTATTTTCAGTTGTTTTATTCCAATAAAGTGGGAAATCGTTATTCTTGTTTTTTTTCCATCGCAATCCATTTGGACTCCAATGTATTTCATTGTCATAGGCACCATTTTTGATAAAGGTCATAAAATCATAAAACGATATTTTGTATTTAGAAACCCAGAATTTATGAATAATTTTATTGAATGATGGCTTTTCATTATCAAAACCTATACTTTTAACATTTTCGGTATATCCCTGTGTAAAATGTCCACCGTTTATTTGAACCATAATGTTTTCAATAATAGTTTCAGATTTAGGATAGAGTTTGAGGTTTTGTTTATACATATTAGGTAACTGGCGATAGACTAATTGATTCGTAAAAAGGAAACTTTCAAGGTGCATATGAATATGTAGTAACACAAATGATATCATATAATTCATAGAAACATTAATGTTGTCCATCGTTTTTATTATTATATCTAATTTATTAAATATATATTGTTTATAAACTATTAATTCATCTATTCCTACTAATTCTACATTGTATCTTTCAGGAGCATTCAATTCAAAGCTATCATATATATCATTATTAATTCTAATATTAATAGGAAATGTGTAATCCATAAGTATATGTCTAAGAGCGTGTTTCTCAATAAAAAACAAAGCGTGTCCAATTTCCCATAATAAAGGATTATGTTTAGAATATAATGACTTCTCCATTCCAGTATGATTTACTAGTATATCAAAACCAAATTTATCAAGTAAGTATTCGGTTTTATTTTTCAACCGAAGCAAATAATCGGGATTATATATTGGTTTGAAATTATGTAATTTTTTGTAAATTTCCAGTGTGGATAATTCCATTTTTTATAATATTTAAAAACATAATTAATGGTTTAAGTATAAAAAATTGCAAGATATGTTCAGATATATAGCAACTGGGTTTTTGTTTGGGATTTTAGGAGGACTGGTTTATTATAGTAAAGAAGTGAAAGAAAGAATGATGCGTTATATTGTAACATTCGTAAATAATAATCGCGATTATAGTGTTAAAGATACAGCAAGTAATACCGAAGTCATTTTATCGAGGACTTGTCCCCACGCTGGTTGTGAAGTAGACTATAAAGAAGGTCAAGAAGAATTTGAATGTCCTTGTCATGGTTCGACATTTGATATGGATGGAAATGTCACTTCCGGTCCAGCTGAAGAAAATTTAGAAAAGAAAAGTCAATAATAATAAAAATACATTTTTTTTCTTTTACTATTATATAAAATGCCTTCTTCTGTTGCTCCTATCCCCAAAAGTCTATTGAGAATGGCTGGAAAAAATCAAAGAAACATGGAACAAAAAAAACGTAATAAATTAACACGAAACTTAAGAGAAGCAAGACGCGCCGCAGAAAACAAAGAACGTGTTGAAAAAGCGTATTCTAAACTTCAAGCACGTTTAAATGCTTTGAAACGTAAATCACCTAAAAAAACGAATTCGTCAAACAAGTTTGTCAATGTTACCAGAAACAATCTAAAAGGATACAACAAAAAAAAATCTTCTAAAAAAACCAAGGGTCGTTCAACAACCTTAAACCGAATGACAAAGAAAGTACTTAAGGCATTCCGAAAATAAGTGATATTTATTCAAGTGGATTGTATTCGCTATGTGTTTTTGTTAAAATACTTATAATTCCAGATAAAACAAAACTAATTATTGTATATATTATACCACACGCTATAAATATTTGAATTCCATAGAAATATGAAATGAATAATCCGATTGAGGTTATTAAATATAGCATACATAAAGATGTTTTTATACATAATGGAGAGAACCTTTTATAAAGTAAATAACTATTGGTAGCATTTATCCAAGAATAAGTAGAAATGGAATATAAAAATATAAATATTATTTTAAATATTATTTCATTAAACAACATAATTTATATATTTGTTGTTATTTTCATTTAAATATTTTTAGTTTGTATATTGTATAAAATGTCAACCTATTTACAATATAGTAATCCCGATAATTTAAAAGTAGGAAACACATTAAGTGTCGGATGTAAAAAATTCACAAGTTTCGCGGGTTCATTAGCAAACACTACTGCGGTTGCTACCGCTTATTCCGAAAATGATGTGTTAATAGAACTTGGAACTCTTGATATATCATTGCCATCGAATTTCGACCAAACTGCGCGAAAAATAGTAATTGAAAAAATTATAGTAAATGTTGAAGTTGCAGCAGGACAAACATTAGTCGGACACATTTCAGCAAGTGCTACAACAGGAACAGCAACAAATAGTGCCGTTGCTACACCAACCGAATTATTTGGGACAGGAGCAACCCAATTATCTCCTGAAGGTTATGGATTAGCCACCACAGCAACTGAAGCCGATATTAATTTTAATTCGGCTGATGTTACCTTTTGTTCTCCTGGTATTGTTATGGCACCTACATTGATTCATATTTATGCGTGTACTCACACAGCAATTAATGCTGATATTACAGCAGGTCGGTTCAATGTTATGGTAGAATATACAGTCGTATAAATTTTTATTTATATCTTTTTTTAATTAAAAATATTTTTTTTTTATTGAAAAAAAAAAGAAAAATAGCGTTATGTCGCTTAATTGGAGTAAGAACTTAGCTTACTTAATTGGAGTAAGCAAGACCTCCCATACCACTCATGACACGAAGGACATTGTAGTTAAGGGCGTATACATTGGCAACAGTAACACTGGCACTGAATTGGAGTTTGGCAGTGTCAATTCTGGAGAAGTTACATGTTCCAGATGGTTGGTGTTCTTCTGGTTTAAGTGCGAATGAGTACATGTTGATTTTGCTGGTAAGTGAAGATACACGTGGTTGAGCATCTTGTGCGCGAGCAACAATTTGAACATTGAGACCATCAGCATCAGCCAAAGTATGTAATTGCGCTGCTGGAATTGCGGTGACAAATACACATACTGGGTCAGCAGCTGTAGAAACAGATGCTAATTGAACTGTATGAAATTTAACTTCATTAACATCGCCGGCGACAGCATCGTTACCACCTACAGTTATAACAAGAACATCACCTACTTTAACTGGAACAGCTGCGTAGTCAACAGAATCAAAAGTGATTTGTGTTGCTTCTAATTTAGCAGCACCATCAGCTACAGTTGCGTCATGTGTAAGAACAGTTGTATCTAAAGGTGCAATATAAGTAGCTCTGTTAGATTCAAGAATATTGGCTCCTGGAACCGCGGTGTGGTGTTGGTATGGTTGTCTCAATTGGTAGTATTCACGTGTTTGGGCAGAAAGACGGTCATGTCCGTTCAATGTAATTTTTGTGGTTTGTGTAGTAAGGTTGTTCGCTGCGGTGGTAGTCCAGTAAAGTGCCTTGACTGGATGGTTGAAGTTAAGTTTTTGTGAACTATCGGCTGAACCAGATTCAATTTGAACTTGTTCAATAAGGTATTCGTGGGATACTTGTGCGAATCTACGACGTTCATCAGTATCGAGGTATACGTAGTCAGCAAATACTTGGCAAGTTGGTGCTGTGGCAATTGTTCCAGCATCACGAGCAATTTCTGTTGTGACACCCCATGTGAATCTTACTTTAACTTCGTGGTATTGAAGGGCAATAAGTGGTAAGTAACAACCTGGGTTACGGCAGAAATAGAATTGGAGTGGTACGTGTACTGCGTTTTGTGCGGTTTCAACGTTAGTGTTAAGACTGTTGGTCATACCACCAGTCATGTATCTGTAACCAGCGGCTTTGCCTTCTGGAACTGTAAGTTCGCTCCACATTTGCATCCATTCGCGGTTTTGTTTGTCGATTTCTTGACCACCAATTTCGAGTCGGACTTCAGAAATGAGTTTATCACCAATAATACCATCAGCGGCAGTGGTGTCAAGGTCTGCTTTGACGTACATAGGACCGAGCAAGTCACCATTTCTTGATACAGTTACTGTACCTGTGGTGGCAGATGTACCAAGTTGTGATGTACCATTAACGGTTTGTTCAATAGTTTCCATTGAGAAGTTAGTGTGGCGTCTGTATACAACCTTGAAGAATGTGATTTGTGGATTTCCTGTAAGATAGATATCTTGAGCTCCGTAAGCGACCAATTGCATTAAACCTCCTCCCATTTTATATATTAAACAAAGAAAATAATTTTACAGAAATTAATTAATTAATTAATTTTTCTGAATATATAGTATAATAAAAAAAATGATTTTATCTTCATATATGAACTACTTGAACGGTATGATAATTGCTTTATTAGTTATTTTACTAGCACTAAAAATAAATAAAGAACAATTTTTTCCCTTTTATGAAATGAGCCCATCTAAAAGAAATATGTCTCTGGATTTACGATGTGAGCCAGAAATACCAAAAAAAAAATATCCATTTCATAATTCATCTATTGATTATTATTATCGACCCAAATGTCTAGGAAATTTATTATAAAAATTCATTTCATTTTTACACGATTCATATCTATAATTACAATCGAACAAGAACAAGTATCAAAATAACTAAGTTCTTCATCGTCGTGTAGTTCAACTATAAATTTATCTGTAGTTTTATCATTATTGATAAAACCCAATTCCAATATATCGGTGTATTCAAATACCAAATTATAATCTCGTGTATCGGCATTTCGCATCAAATGCGTTTTTCCATTATCACCCCGACCATATACAATAATAATTTTGGTGTTTTTTTGGATATTATTATTAATAAGCATTTCTGCTTCCTTGTATGTTGAAACTTTAACCATAGTTGTAATAATATTTTCTGTTAAAAGTCCTTAAAACAATTTCAAATTTTAAATTGTTTTAACGTCCGAGGCTTCTTCCGATGCTTCTTCAGATGCTTCTCCCGAGGCTTCTTCCTCCTTGGGTTTAGGGTCTAATCCTACAATAAATTCATACACTTTCTTTGAAAACTTATAATGACATCCATTGGGTTGTTGATTGTCTGGAACTAACCATTTTTTTTCATTATTAGAATAAATAAGTCCAACGAACTTATCTTCCCAAGAATATTCCGAATACTCTCTAAATCTACCTCTTAATAGACCTTGCGTTTCATTTCCAATATCGGTTGAAAATTTACCATTTTCCCAGAATTTCTTTGAAAACATAAGTGTTCCTAAATAAATCCTCTGGAAATAATCAATGCTTTGTCCATTTGTACTAATAATAGATATATAGCGATTAATATCAAATGTTCCCATTGTAGTACATCCAATTATTTCCTTTTTACTATTAAGGTATTCGTTGGCGATTTTTCTCAATCCGGATTCATAAAAGAAATAATCGTCCTCCATAATCATTATTGTATCATTTGTAGCATTTTCAATACCCAGATTTAACATATGTCCATATGTAGCATCGTCATTAGCCTTTGTATACCGAATTCTAAATTGTTCTCGGACTTCTACTGGAGGCATCATACTTTCGACATCGTCGTCTGTATTATTGACGACAATCCACTCTAATTTTTCACGTGGATAACTATGAGAACGGAAATTCAATATTGGCAATTTAAAAAAGTTCATAGTGCTACTGTAAACCGTAATAATTGAAATACTTGGTAAGTCTTCGTCTTTATGTTCTTTGTCTTCGCGTTTTTTGACATCTAACGTATTTCTAAATACTTCTTGGAAATATTCATGTGCTCTTTCATTAAAAATAGTTTGTTGGCGATGCGCCCACATTTTATTGTTTTCACCCATCAATTCCAGAGATGTATCTGAAATATTCAATGCTTTTTCTACGGTTTCTTCCAAGGATTCCTTTGAAAATGTGTATTTAGAACCAAGGAAATTTGGATTTTTCTTTTTAGTACATGATACTGGAAAATAGTTATCTTCATAAAGTAATTCGGTTATGGGTCCTTTATTAATACATATAGGAACATTTCCACATAACATACATTGATTGATATTGTGGTTGTAATTATCAATAGTATCTAGGCATACATGTACCAAACATGTATTAAATAAGTTTTCATATTTTTCTTGGTCAATTTTTTCGATATACATAATATTTGCCAGATTTCTCTTATTGAGACCAGTTTTTGGGACACCACTGAAAACGATGTTCAAAGTAGGATAGTCCAATTGCCATATGTCAATAAGTTTCTGGATATCTTGATAATTATGGTCATTATATAAAGCCAACCAATCTTCACGTGTTTTATCCAGATTGTGGTTAGAATTATCGGTGGAACGCCACCCAATGTTTTTAATTCGTTCTGGCTCTACTAAGTCTTTAAAAACTTCATACGAATATTTGGTTTTACATAAGATTAAATCAATCCCTTCTAACATTGGAATATTTTCTTTTGAAAAATATTGATGATTAGGAATAAATACATTATATTTGGCTTTTCGTATAAAACTATAGTTAATTGATTCGATGAAAATATTGATTTGTGATTGTGGACACGTATAATTATTTATATTAATGTGAGAAATCTTGGGTTTTTCTTTGAACCGTTTAAGCATATAATTCAGGACTTCAGCATCACACATAATGTTATTGGAATGTTGGCTATGAATAATATTAACTTTCATAATGTATGTATGAATAATTAATTAATAGTCTTTATGTGATTTTTTTTATATTCTTGTGCCCGTTTTATAATTTTTTTATTAAATTTTTTTGATAATAATTCGATACCATTAGTTCTATCATTTTTTCCCGTATTTAATTTATATTTATTCATATGATATTTTGTATATTCGGTTTCTTTCAATTCATTTAATTCTTGGTAATGGGTCGTAATAATACTGATACTATTTTTAAAGGTCGCTAATTGCTCACATATTGCCATTGAAGTCGCGATACCTTCTTGTGGATTCGTGCCAGTGAACATTTCGTCAATAATTATAAACGATTTTTGCTCTGGATTTTTCTCTATTTTCTCAATGTAATTTTGCATGATTTCTAATTCACTTTCAAATAGCGATTTTTCACCCTTTTTATCGGAAACATTTAAATAGGTATCAATTGTATCAAAATAGGAATGACTGAGGGATTTACAAGGAGCAATACCGAGATTTTGCGACATTATTAAGCATAACGCGACTGATTTTATTAAAGTAGATTTACCTTCAGCATTGGGACCAGTAATTAACATATTATTGCCAGTGATTTCAATTGAATTCTTAACTGCTTTCTCTGGTGTATCCACACTCATAGGTAGAAAGATGTCTTGGGCTTTTATAGTTGGAACAGCAGTCTTAATTATTTTACTGAAACAATAAACATTGGGATTTTCTTTTACTAATTTCACAATAGACATATAGGCATCTAAATTACCTAGATTGATTAACATATTTTTTATTATGTCTTTATTGTTTTTTATTTTATGGAAATCTACAATTATCTTCCCCTTATCCTTAGTAAGTTTGAATTCCGTTTCATAAAATCGTCCCAAGAAATGGTAAGAATCGTATTCAGAATCAAAAAATCCAGGTATTAAATCACGGGTTTCCTTTAATTTCTCTTGAATTTTTTTAACATTTTGATTAAATTCAAACATTTTTTTTAGTAACTCTTGATTAACAATTGAATAGGTCACAGAAGTATATAAACTAAACAAAAACATACCTAATGTTAATATTCCACTTAAATAATTGCCATCTTTGAAGGCATCTAGACTAGGAATGCTGAATGTCATATATTTGACATATTTGAAAAACGCAAACTTAGAAAATATGTATGTGATTACAAACATCACTAAGGGAGATACTATAGTTAATAGCGGACTAAATATATGATAATTATTATAGAGATTCAGGAACAATTTATTGTTATTTAGTTTATTAACATATGGAAAGTTTAATGTAACATTATCCATTATTTCATTAACACTATCATTTTTATCATCACAATAAATTAATAGCGATTCTTCTATTGGTTCCAATTGATTAATTAAATCGTTTACAATGTCGTAATTTTTATTGAGTAGTTTATATTTTTTTTGAAGAGTTTCGTGATTTTGAAAATTCATAAGCATATTTTGTAATTTTATATGACCGCTTAAGGTCCGTGTTTTATTAATAGATGCCATCAATGTGGTTGTTTCAGTGCCTTCATAGTCTTTGAAAATTTCTAAATTATCATATACGTGTTGTGAATATGGTTTTTTTAATTCGTCATAATCTTTTAAAAGCGGATGAAGTGTATTTCTATTAGGGATTAGACAATTATGAACATAATCGATTTTGTTTTTATAAATAAACATTATTGATTATTATACAATAATAAAAAAAATACATTTTTTTTTCTTTTTAATATATATAATGAATAACAATGTTGTACCATCTAATTTCGACGTATATCCAGAAAATTTAGAATTAGATAATGCCGTATCTATGAACAATATTTCTTGGGATGAACCTAAACAAGACTCGAGTGTATTTATGCTTAGTAATAACCAATTAGTTGACGTTTTATCTAATGCTGCCAATAACACAACCAATGCTGAAGGTTTGAAAATGTTCCAGGGCTGTCTCGAAGACCCTATTGCCGGAGATTCTATGTGTTTTATACCTAAACCTGAACCAGTAAATTATAAATTTCAAAATAGACACTCATGGGCCAATGTTTCGGGTGACCAAGTTGTCATTTCCGAATATAATAAAGATAATGAATTGAATGCTAAATCAAATAATTTATCTAAACGTGGTATGGAATATCTTAAGGCATCGAATGATGAACTTTTACTTCAACCGTTATGCGACGTATATGATTGTGAAAACAAACCTAAGGATGACCCTAATTGCCGTGTGTTGAATTGTATGAAATGTAAAAAACAATAAACAATTTAAACATTTTTTCTTATTTATTATAAAATCAAATATGATTGAAATTCATATTAATAACCATCTTTATTTATTGGAAGAAGATAAATATAAAACTAAAAAATATAACTATACAAAAGCAGAAACAATGGTCTTTCTACTTAATAAGAAAATACAATATAATATAGCAGATTTGTATTCAACATATTATACCGAAATGAATTTATTTTA